AAACTACAATACCAGCGGAAGGATAACCGAATCCAACAACTTTATTATAATCTGATTGAGTAAGGTGATAATATTCACCAGTGGTTCCCCCCTGTAATCCTAAAAGTAGATTGTGATTATTAATACCTACGATACTTCCTACACCCCCTACAACAACCCCCCCAACACCTCCTGAGGGGGCTACCTGCTTATCTCTTCTTACAGGTAATAATGTTCTGGATGTCGTTGTGATACTCATATTATATCATCTTTGGTACTGGTAATTTCCATCAAACTAACTTCCATAGATTCGTATCTGTCATCATAACTGAAGGACGTAATCAAAAAGGATTTATTTGGCAAATGATTACTATCCTTTATCAACTTTAGTAATACATCAAGAGAGTAATTACCTACATCAAGACTTCCATTTAACCTAAATCTTGGGACTTTGTATTGACTAACAACGGATTTTAATATTAGCTGTTCAAACGTTAATTTATCACTACTACTGGTTGCTTCACCATAATAAATTCCATCCTTAATATATGTTGGAGTTGCATAATTTTGTATCATTCTAAAGGCTCCACGGCTACAACCACATACTCCTGTTCCCGCTTTTGTATTTATTGCAATTTCTCTTCTCCCGACATAGTCGGTATCTACTTTACCTTCAACTTCCAGACCATTATTTTCAATGACTGTATTTGGTCCTGCTTTTATTACCGAAACTGTTATATTACGAATAAGAATACATTGAACAAAATATTCGGAATCATAAGGCTCAATTGGATATATTCCGGTTCCCCAATCCATATCTGCCTTGTAAATACAATCCATAATCTTTATTGTAATTGGTCCATTAATGGTATGTACAGTTGGTCCAGTCCTGTGTTCGTGTAAATAAAAAGTCAAAGCGACAGGTAACCATTTATTATTTACTGACCCATTTTGATGGGTATATATGGTTAATCCTTCATCAATAATATAAGCATGTAGATATGTTTCTGTATCATCCCATCTTCCTCCACCTTCCTGAGCGTATAAATCTCCTACCTGAATCGCTATAGGAATGGTTGCCTTTGTAACTTTGTCCCCATCAGTACTAATGGAATGATACAAATTAAATGTGTCTTTTGTATTAACATAGGCTTCAAATTCAACCTGTAATCTTAAAGTTTCATCCTGGCCTATAAACGCTGTTTCAAAAGGAATGGAGTAGGTGTGAATTACCAATCTTCCAAGATTCTGGAATTGAACATATCTTTTCGAACCAGGAATTTTCCCGCAAAGCATAAGAAAATAAAGTATATCTCCCCCATATTCCACATCTTTAACAGCTATTTTATTCCAATAATCAATCTCACATGAACCAAAAAGAGTAGTCCAATTCTTGAATACCAAGGCTCTGTAAAATTTATCTCTTATTTGTTCATCTGTCAAATAGTAATCACTTATTGTGTACCACTGTTCATAATATTGGGAACACATATAAAAATCTGGTTCAATGGGATATTCCGAAGGATAATCAATGAATTTAAAACTTCCATGAACGTCCCAATTATTTTCATCATCAAAAGAATAAGAATAAGATGTAAATGTATAAGGGTCATACCTAACCATTGCCTTTGAAATATGAGGTATGACATCCAATTGCGTTCCTGTCTTAAACCATTCAATATCTCCTTCCGAAATATCAAGATAACCTCCAAAAGGTGACTCAACAGGATTTCCTGCACTTTCACTGAGATTATAAACCTTACCTAAAGATGTATCATGTAGATTTTCAGGGTCAATTAAGTAAATATTTTTACCTTTGAAAAACATTACCAAACCTAATCCACCAAAAATTGTATCAAGTACTTCTCGGCATGTCATTGCCACCCCTTTTTCATCAACGAAATTGGCATTTGCTATATATAAATCATTTAATATATCATCACTACCCTCATCATTCAATACAAGATTATGATTGGTGTATAAGTAATCAAAAGTAATATTTAACTTGTTCAAAATACTATCCAATATTTCTCTAAGTGAATAAATACCTTCATAATAAGAACCATCACTTTGTAAATATCTTATACTATCCAATACAGTCATTCCATCGCTACCATACAAAGTAATAGGTTTATCCAAAGAACAACTATAATCTTCACTATATAAATCCGCATTCAAAAATCCTTGCCAAATAAGATTTTCACAACTACTTTCGCCATTATAAATTTCAACAATAAATTTTTGAGGGTCTTCTGTGAAAAAATTCAATCCCGCAAGACTTTCAAAAACTACCTTTATCTTTATACCAAATCCTAAAGTTGCCTTTTCATAAATATTTGTATCATCATAATCCCCCTCTATTACCAAAGGAGGTACCCCACCAACAAGCTCAGTAATCGAACCTGAATAATCTCTTTCATAAATATCTATGGTGGTTATTTTACCACTTCTACGATAATAAGCTAATTCATATTTTAAACCATATGCCATTATCTGTAAGAATTGATTCTTCTTTCTCTTCTTTCAAGAACACCCACCAATTTATCATCCTCAATTTCAAACCTAACTTCCCCCGACCAATTCATTGCTCCCGTTAATATTCTTAACTGACTTGGAGTAAACACAACTTCACCTGAACTTAACAATGCAGGATAGGTGTCATTGGGATAACCTGGAGGAACAACACCACCTTTGGCAAATCCAGGTACAAAGCCCGCAGTCTTCCTCAGCATTGTCAACCACTTCGCACCCAGAAGTGTACCTCCACCTGTAACTGCTTCTATAATGAGGAACACCAATGACATTGCAAGCAATTCGGCAACGTACCTCTCAAATTCACGAACAAGGGAACGTAACATGCTCTTCCAACCCTGGTCAAAGTCCTCAAAGAACTCTTGGAATGCATCGGACAACCTTTCGGCAAGGTATATCTGTCTCTCCAGCTCACTATTCATTTCACCGAGTGGTGTATCTTTGGTTTTTTCATAGAAGTACATAGGTGCGAGTGTTGTTTTGACTTTTTCGAAATCCTCCTTCATCTTCTCAATGTTTCTCTTTGTCTCCTCAATCACATCCTTGATACTCTCCCGCATGTCGAGTATCTCCTTAAGTCTCTTGTATTCTTCCACGTACTCCTGAAGTTTCACATTATCATAATCAACCTCAAGTTTAAGTAAGTCCTCAATGGCTTTGCGATAAAGGTCAACCTCATATTGTAAGGAATCGAAATTATCACCAACCAGCTTGGTCATGTTTTGACTGAACTGTAATCCTTTATCCACACCTTCGACAATATCGAAATATTTATCTTGCTTCTCTGCAGCCTCCTCCAACAGTTTAGCCAATCTCTCCTGCTCCTTATTGTACTTCTTCACCTTTTCGGTTACTTCATCATATATACCCTTCAACTTATTGAGATTGTCAATGGCATTAGGAAGTCTTGCGGACTCCTTCGCTTCCATGCTTTTCAATATACCATCAAGCGTCTTATAAGTGGCTTCCCATGACTCCATAGACGCTTTTGCTTCTCGCCACTTCTTGGAACCTTCAGGAAAGAATGGTAAATCTGGCAGCAATCTGCGAAGTGGACCTTCTTTTCTCGTCCCCATGAATATATCACTCCACCCTTCATATTGTTCCTTAGCCTGCTTCCAGTTCTTATAAAGTGTTTGATATTCCTGATTATTTTCCTTCCATGCCTTTGTGGTTGCTTCAATCTTTAACTTCTTATCCTCCCAGAGTGCAATCTCCTGAGCCAGCTGATTTTGGTAATCACGCAACTGCCCTGAATTCATCTTATCTATGTCTGCATACCGACTCAGAAGCTCCCCCGTGGTTTCCCTCAATTCATTCTCATCCTTCAGGCTGTCAAGGTAACTCCTATAAATCTTGTTGTTTTTCTCCATTGCCTCCCTCTGTTCCTTGACACCCTTGGCTACCGCAACCACAACTCCGGCTAAAATCGTACCAACTGCGGCAATCTCCGCCCAGATAACCTTCGTAGAAACAGATAGAGCATTGAGATATTTTATTCCTCTTGCAAGTTTGTCCAGTACGGTGATGAGAAATGATATAATGTAAAGTATTGAGGAAAGCACCAGTGACACAGGACCGAGTGCGGCAACAATAGCTATCCACTCCAATTTGTGTTTCTTCTGTTCGGCTGTAAGGCTCTCAAATTTGCGAATCAACTTCTCAACCCATTTCACAAAATCCTCTATAACAGGAATAATTGCCTCCGCAATATCCTTACCTAAGGTGACAAAACTTGTCTGCAAGGAGGACAACGCTCTATCCAACTTCACCTTGGCTGTATCGGAAACTGCATCCCAGGCTCCCTTCAAGGAACCTGAAGAATCAATAACCTCCTTTATGATTTGGGCATTATATTCATAATTTTTTCCTACCAACATTAATTCACCTGTCATGGCACGAATATCTGGAAATAGTTTTTTGACCAGGCTTTCATCATATTTAAGGTTTATTTCATACAGTTTTTGCATCAAGGCAAGCAGTCCTTCCTCCCTCAATATTCTTCTAAGCTCAGCCCAATTGGCGTTCATATTTTTGAATATTGGAGAGGTTTTACCTGCTTCCTTCATCAAGGCATTGAGCAGGTTTTTGAAGTAAACAGCGGCATTGCTTGCGGAGGCACCTTGTAGTGTCATGGCTGCAATACCACCTGACAACTCAGCAAACGAAACACCTAACTGAGCCGCGATAGGAATAACCTGACCAATTGCAGAGGCAAATTCATCTGCTTCCGCCTTACCTACACGTACGGCGGCAACCAGCTGGTCAGTCACCTCCGCAGCGGTAATGCCTGTACCTGTATAGGCATTCAACACCGAAGTAACAAGGTCTGCCACCTCCATGGTTTCACCTAATCCTGCTTCGGCTGCCATTGCAGATACACGCAAAACTTCAAGGGCTTCCGCACTCCTTATACCTGAAGAGGTTATGAAATACAAGGATTCTGCCAGCTCGACAGGACCTTTACCAATTGCCCGAGACATACTGAGTACGCTATTCCTCCAACCATCCACTTCCTCCTGGGCAACTCCTGTCAAGCCCACAATCTTTTGCATTTCATATTCAAAATCCTTTGCAACGTTTATGATGGACCTTGTACCGGCTACCATCGGGTAGGTGAACACCGCCGTGGTAAGGTAACCTACCGTACGTACCTTTTGAGCCACTCTATTCAACTTTACCTCCGCAGTCTTGGCAAAGTCTGTAAAGGCAGCGGTTGCCTTATCTATACCCTCTCTCCTAACGAGTATGTTAACAACCAGCCTCCCAAGATTGATGTCCATCTCCTACCTCTTTTTTACGGGTTTCCTATGCTTCGTACTTTTACCTCTTTCAACCGATTTATTCTGCACCCTTGCAATATCCAACAAGATACGTTTCATCTCTTCAACACTCTGTACCTTACCACCACCGGTATCCACTTCACCGAGAGCCAACTTATCCCAATCTGGCATAAAGTCAGCTGGAGTTGAATCTTTGACAGATTGTCCCTTCTTTGCGAAAATTCTCGTAACGATATTTGTCAATAAACTCATCAATTGGGCAAATCTTAAGTCATCCCTCCATTCACCAATCGGGTCCAACCTATCATATGCCTCCCACTCACTAAGCTGCCTTGAGTTCAACATCTCAAGCAGATAGTCAGGATGAGGAATACCCAATTTTAGGCAAAGTCGAAAGTAGAACCTCCGACTTGGCCTTGCTCTAAGTTTTTTACGAGGTCCTCCTTATCCTTTTCAGTTATGCCATTTAACTTCTGTGCCGCTTCAACAATCAAGTCAATCTTCTTGGCATTTAGCAGTTTATTCAGTGTTCCTGCCTCTTCAAGTTTAAAGAGCAGATTGCCTTTCTCATCGCACAGAGTCATGACGACAAGTTTGGCACGCAAATCTTCCATCACAGTCTCATAACTCACCACATTTCCTTTTGCGTCCCTTTTCGCCTTAATGATGGAACTCTCAAAAATATCTCTTTCCCTACCCGTCATCTGTTTGACATAAACAATGCCATCACCTAAATCGACGGGCTGAATTTCAACGGCATCACCTTTCAGTAAGTCCTCTCTGGTTAAAACTTTCTTTTCCATTTTGCATTAGATTTTTGATTAATAAATAAAAACCCTTGATTAGGTATTACAAAATTATATAAAAATTAATTAAGCGTTGTAGCAGAACCACTATTGACAACCACCTGACCACTGATTTTAATGGTAACATCTGCCGTTACCTTATCATCAGTCGGAATTGTCAAAGGAAGCTCCGTTACAAGCCCTTCAAACTCCAATGATGTCTCTTCATCATCAGGCAGAATGATTTCGTAATTCTTCAGGTCATCACTCTCAAAGTCCCCTTTCATTAAATCGTAGGTATCTCTCGTGAAGTTCATGGAGAGAGTAACTGTTCCTGCATCACGAAATCCTGCAATGAATTCCCTGTATCCACCAACGCTGTCCAAAGACGTCACATCAATTGTATCTCGCGACATGCTTGGACCGGTGATGGAAGTAATTTCGGCGATGTCTTCCCATGCGGTACCACTCCATCTCCGAAACTTTGTTCCAACTCCTGCAATTGCATTGCTCATAAATCTTACCTCCTCCTTCTTTGAACATTAAAGTTTATAATAAAACTTGCATTCCCGTTATCATCCCATTCCAGCAGGGCGGGTCCACTGGTACAGATGATTGCGGTATATAATGTATCTTCAACCGCATAGTGATTAATACCATGCAGTGAAGCCATTATATTATAACACAATTCGTATCCATCAGGATAACTGGCATTTCTCACCTTTATCTGTATTGAATTATATTCATAAAAACCACCTTCCTTTCCTTGTAACGTCAACGACGGAGGTCCACCATAGGTATCATATATGGTGACACAATTACGAGGAGCAGGTGGCTCCTTCCCAATGAAAAGGTTTTCACCAAAGACCAATCCTAATGAACTGTCACCTTCAAGTATGTCCTTTATATCTTCACTTACCATGATACACCTCCTTATCCACTCTTTATAGTCCCAGCTATAAGACCAACAATCTTAGCCATATTCCTCTGAATGGCAGCCTGAAACCACTTTGCACCAGAACCAGGTCTCCATTTCCTGTTCTGCCAATACGGATTTGAAGGGTCGTGCATACCAAGATTCTCATGTACGGCAGCGGCATAAAAAGCGGAATAACCACAGATTAAAGTAAGATTGGGCTTTATCTTGTTTGCCTCCTGAGTATATTCCGCAATTGACTGTTTATATTCGGATGCCATACGGGAAGCAAAGCCAGGAGGCCTAGGACTTTTCTTCGTACCTTCACGAAACTTTCCACTCTTTCCTTCACTATCTGACTGCACACCACGTCCTGTGATAACGGCAAACCAGCTTGCTCTCAGATTGCCCAAATCAACTGGAGTTACAGGAGCAACTCTTTCAGTCTCATTCCTGAGCAATACGGCAACTCTAATCAATCCATCCGCTGCACGCACCTGAATACGTTCAAGGCGTAAGGCGAGGTTCTGCATCACCTCCTCAAATTCGATTATGTGTTCAACGTAAGCCATGGTGCCAAAAATGCCCTCCTCAAAAACTGTGTAGAAGAACCTAACACAGGATTTTTCTCAAACCTACGTATTTCATAAATCTGTTTGGTGGAGGATTTGGGATTGCTGGCTTCCTCACTATCCAAATCGTCCAAACTCCCAATATAAATCAAGCCACCAACTTCCAAATCCTGATTCACATAAATCACGGTTCGTGAAAGGAACTCATCACCAGGTTGGATTACCGCATCACGTGTCAGCTGACTAACATTCTCCAACCTGCAGTTCACTTCAACAGGCTCATCATAGGTATAGCCACCATAACCGTCATTTTCCGGGTTTCCCCAATAAACAACGGTTTGCACAAAATGACGAGATATTACATCCTGAAATCCCATATCCTATTCATCATCATCAAAACTCGGTATTGCAAATATACGAATTTTCTGCTTTCCTAACCGCGATAATTTACCCGTAAAATCAAGTATCAACGCATTCTGCCCATAAGGAGTGGACTTGAGATTTTCGTCCCATTTACCCGTATAAAAAATCTCTCCATCACCAACTCTTTCCCTGCTGGTAGAACGCTGTATTCCTGAAGCAACGAAATGAGCTGCCAATTGCCTTTCAATCTCAGTAAGGATTGTTTCAGTCATTTCCGTATCATCCTCAAATACCTTACTCAATAAGGCATTTGCAGAGGTAATCAATCCCTCTATGATGTCATCCTCCACCGTGCAACCATCCATGATTGCTTTTACATCGGCTGCCGTTACTCTATTTGCCATCTCCTTCTCCTCCTTTTCTTTGACGAGATTTATCAAGTAATGGGTCAATAAAAGATAGGACTTCACTTTTCCATTTAAGTCCTACCCACTCCAAAAGCTCATATAACTGACCGTAATCACCATAAACCATTCTCTCCGGCCAGATTATCTTGCAGTTCAAACCTTCCTCAATCATTTCAACAAAACGCTTTTCATATTCGTGAACCATCCACAACCATCCTTCACTCTCACTATTAACTCCAACCTTCCTTCTTATATTTTCATCTTTAAAAGCCTTCATATACCCTGTTTTCAAACAGGATTGAATAACATCACCCGTTCTTCTCCTCACAATAACCCATTTGGCATTTGGGAAGGCATTATGCCAAATCCTCCAAAGCAAGCTGGCTCTGGAACTCTTATAAAACCAAGGACCACCTTTGTATCCTTCCGAAATCATTTGAGTTACTACCAGCTTATGCCAACCAACCGGGATATAATCAATCCTTTCAGGTAAAGGATATTGTCCCATAGGGTCACATCCGATTGATTGCAGAAAGGAACCTTCAATCATTCTCATTATTCCACCATTCTCGAATGAACCTTTGTGAAGCGAAACATCACCACAAAATGCTCCACAGATGTTCAGTACTCCAGCAATCATTGAAGCTCCACTGCGTGGAATACCGGTAATCAATATTGGTGACTTATCTATCATTTGTACCAACTTTTAACCATTTCCTTCTCTGCCTTTCTCTCAGAAATAGGTGCCCGCACTTTTTGTAACGGATGAACTCTATAATAGGCAAGGAATGAATCACAATAAGCAATTTTCAATCCTGCCTTCAAACATCTCAAATTAAACTCATATTCCTCCATATGCAATAACCTTTCATCCAACAACCCAACCTTTTCAAAGACTTCCCTGCGATACATCAATGTCTCACTATGTAATACATTATTCACCAATAAGTCCTCAAATGTAGGGATTTTTACCTTAGGAATATACTCTTTCAAAGGCTTTCCTTTAATCAAAAAATAGGCATTTCCATGAATAAAATCAGCTCCCGTATTCAGTAGACAATCTACCGAATCCGAAATACTATTTGGCGTTAGCATATCATCCTCATGCAACCATCTTATATAACGTCCTTTGGCTTCAGGAAGGGCTTTATTAAAATTCGATGGCCAATTTCCTTCACCTTGGCTAACCAATAGCTGAACATCCGTTGGCACGCTGGCTATTGCATCACCTAACCAACCTCTATCAACTTTATAAGGTATGATAACAGTAACAGGATGTACTTTCAGCAATACGGAATCATTCTTTTGGTTTACATAAAGGTTAACCCACAGGACTTGTTTGGCTGCTTCAGGAATACGTGGCTTACCATGGAAGCAAACTATATCCGTCTTAGGTGGCAAAGTCTCAAGATATTGATGAGGTGCAGGCTTAAAATCATGTATTGTATCTGTAAGCTGCTGCCAATAGAAATCCGCCTTCACCACTGAACGAATATAATTATCCATACGAGTTCCTACTGGTCCTTTGAAGGATTCCCATATCTTTTTCACCTTCTCGGAATTCTTTGGCACCCACACCAAACCAGTGGCAAGTTGACCTTTCTGCCAAAAATCCTCAAGTGTTATAAACCTATCTTCTCTACCCTCAACAAGTTTAAAGATATTCTCAAGTGAACGTATGACAGCTGTATCCAAATCAATATAAAGAAATGGCCTGAACTGCTCCATTTCTGGTGAATATAATGCAATACGAGACCATGTTCCTGGACATTGATTTGTTAAAGGAACATACGTCATATTACCCAAATCATAAATCATGCTGGCTTTGTCCCACAGACAAATGATGCGTGGCTGAGGATATCCTTTCCATTTACTACGAATGTGTGAAGCAAGCAAATCGACATCATTCATCGTAAAATCCCCACCACTACGCAAAACCATTACTATGGTACGAAGTTCAGCCATATATCTGTTTATAAATCCACCAATATGTTTTCTCCAATCCAATATCCAACGGTTGTGAGGGTGCCCATCCAAGTAATTTCCTTATCAAATCATTATTGGAACATCTGCCCCTCACACCTGTAGGACCTTCAATATGTCTTATCTTCAAATTCTTGCCTGCAATTTTCATCACCTTATAAGCAAGCTCATCAATAGTCACCATTTCCTCCGAACCAATATTCAAAGGAGGTAAAGGTTCAGGATGGTCCATCAAACGCCTCACTCCCTCAAGACATTCATCAATATAAAGAAAGGAACGTGTCTGCTGACCATCACCCCATATCTCTATCACACTATCAGCCATTGCCACCTTTCTACAAATTGCTGCCGGCGCCTTTTCCCTACCATCATTCCAACTGCCCTCAGGTCCAAAGATATTATGAAAACGAGCAATTCTAATATCAAGATTGTAATTACGACTGAAGGCATCATACATTATTTCAGCAAACAGTTTCTCCCATCCATACACTGAATCAGGTTGAGCTGGATAAGCCGTTTCTTCCCTGCAATCAGGATTTAAAGGGTCTTTCTGGTTGAATTCCGGATATACACAGGCTGAAGAGGAAAAGAAAAGTTTCCCACAACCAACTTCAAAGGCTCTCCTCACCACATTTAGATTGATTAAGGCGGAATGGTGTATTATTGCCGCATCATTTTCCTTTGTAAATACAAACCCCGCCCCTCCCATCTCCGCCGCAAGCTGATAAACCTCATCAAAATCTCTATTAAATACCGTATCCACATTGTTCAAATATCTCAAATCCTTTATCCAGAAATCATCCGCCAAGGTACGTGAAAACTGCGGATATTTCCTATCCACGGCACGTATCCACCAGTCATATCTTTCCTTGAGCCACCTCACAAGGTTATGACCTATAAAACCCCCTGCACCTAAAACCAAAACCCTCTTCATAGAAGCCCTCCATTTTCCAAATATCTTAAAATCTTTGATTTCCAATAACCAAAATTCAATTTTGACCTATCCCATACCATCTTATCTAATCTTTCCTTCTCCTGTAAAAGAAAATCCTCCGTCACATCTTCCCATTCGTTTACATAACAGACTGGGAAATCCTTCTCCCAAAAAGAAGTGTGCTGAGTTCTTATCACTATCGGATAGGAACCAAGATATAACGTCTCCCAAAACCTATGCGTATCTACTCCATTTCCTTCAGGACAAAACACAAATACATGATTTCGAATGGAAGATAGATACTGACTTGGTTTCACATCTTTCTCACCCCCTTCAACCTTAACCCAAGGTTTATCACGAAACATATCATACAGAGGTTTTCTCTTATTGACGTTTGTCTTTATTCTGCAACACAGATATGCCAATCCATCATTGCCTTTTGGTTGTTCCAACAACCTCCTTATGATATGTAACTTATTCACCTTTGACATCCATCTTAGATTCTGAATGCCAATAGGAAGAGGCTCCAACTTCGGATGATAGACATCCACATTTTGGGAAAACCACTTCACCACATTATCAGGTATCTCATAACTTTTATCTATATTCTCATCACCATTGTGCGTAATGACCACAAACTTACCTGGCAGGTGCTTAATTATATTGAACAAGGTTTTGACGTAAAACGTGTGAGTGTAAATAATATTTATTCCAGGCAGCAGATTCGCAGGGTCAAAGGTATTGGGTAATCCATCATAATCATCGGCATGCTTATTATATGGGGAATAGGTGAAGTGTGCCAAACTCGGAAACTTTTCACCTTGAATCCAATCAACCCCACCTTCACCCCGCACAGCCCAGGACACCTCCCAATGATGTATGGCATAGGAATTCTTTCTCACATAGTCCTCATTCTTACCTACAATGGCTTCTGGTTTATTCGGTACAGGATAGAAATACTCAAAAGGTAGGATTACCACACCTGGCTTATATTCTCGTACAACCTCGAAAAAGTTTTTGGTAAAGAATTTGGAACTCGTTCCTGACAGTGTATCATGCATCACCTGATAAGGCTCAATATTGGACATGCTTTCCAAGACGTGTTTGATAATAGGATGACGAGGTACGGACAAAATCAAACCAACATAAATTTCAACGAAGGATGAAAATCCCACACAGGAGACAAACTCAAATCTCCTCAATGGTTCAAAACTCCTCAGGCATTCAAAATCCGTATCCGCATACAATCCACCAAACTCATACAACAGGTGATACCTGAGTACATCACTTTTTGGTCCATAACTACTCAGACTATAATACAGGTCCTTAAGTGGAAAATCCAACTTCTCGACATCCTCATCCGTCCAAAGTCTATACTCCCAATCTGGATGGAATTTCTTCCAAGATTCCCTCCATTCATCATATTTCTTTGGAACTTCACTACCTAACCAAATCTGATGAATTATTTTCGGAATGCGTGGTGTTCTATCCGTTCCATTTATAAAATTGCTTTGATATAATTCTTCCAGGATGTTCCACCCAACATCCTTCACGGATTTAACCCTATAACCACGGGACCTTGACATCATATTTTCAAATTCACTCATGCGTATCTTTTATAAAAAGCATCTCCCCAATTTGCCTTGGTTATAACGGTCTCCAACCTATAAAAATCAAATTGACACAAGTAATCATCAATATTAGGAAGAAGGGAACACCCCAGATAAAGCTCCTCCAAATTCACCTCGGTATAGATATAATCAAACCTCGTAATCAACTCTCCCAAACTCCTCAATACATTCAATTCAACTCCCTGAACATCCACATTGAGAAAGTTAAAATCTGCCACACTCCATTCCCTGAAAAACTCATCCAACCTCATCAACTTAACCTTTTGAGTACCTACATACTTCACATTAGGATGATGCCCCTGATGCGTACCCAAAGGTAACAAGGAGGAACTCTGACCGTCATTACTTGAAATATTCAATATACCTTCCTTCAAAGTATCATGTATTCCAACGTTGAACGCCACATGACCTTCAAATCCAACAATGTTTTTCTCCAGCCTTTGGAACAAATCCTTATTAGGTTCAAACCAAACCACAGGCTTAAACCCATGACTTCTATACCAATAACGCTCCTCCCCATCATGGGCTCCCACGTGAATTACACCACGTTTCCTTTTTATATATCTATCTATTGAGGTGAGTAGCATAGTCATTAATTCTTATCCAATCCCTCGGATACCTAATCTCAGATACCTCAGGAGGGTCATCCAAATAATTCCTCGGGCAAATGACAACCTTATCAGGATTGTCATTCAACAAGGCAGCCCAATAGCTAAAAGTACTATTGGTGATTATGTTATGACTGCACCTCCTCATCAAATCCAAGCATAGGTAATCCTCCATATAGACAAAGAACAACTCCCTATCGAAGTATTCCTTTTTAAATATTTTTTTGCACCACTCCAAATCATCGCTGAAAATATATAAATTCCCCTTAGGAGCGATTGAAATTGCATCAAAATAATATGCAGCAGGCAAACTTGTATAATGCCCTGGAGGGTGCTTTAAATAATCTCCACGCCTGACATGTAGGGAAACAGATTTCGAACGTGTAATTCTTTGATAGAATTCCGCATACTCCTCGGTTATATACGTATCCTTCAACGTAAACTCCATCCTCAATTGAGGAATTAAATGCTCAAAATACATTGGATATTGCCAATATCCAATGAAATTGCAATCGGTTTTTAAATCAAGCAAGCCTGGTTCATACTTGCCTATTCTATTCTCATAGACATAAGGATTGCTTGAAATCAGCCTACCTTTCACCAAATGCTGTACATGAAACTTATCCAATCCGAAAGGACGGGGAAATTCATCCTTCTTCCTTTCCTCCGAATCATACCACGAAACATCAAAAACAACATGCCTTCCTTTGTCTAAAAGAGCCAAACCAAATGCGTATTGAAACATTTGATTACCAAGACCGCCATACACTTTAATCACATTCATAATCTAACCATTATTAGATAAAAGCTCCTTGACACTCACCTTAGGAAATTGCGTTATGGCACTATCAGGACTGGCATTTATAATCTCGACACCAAAATCCTTGGCATCCTTGGCAATTTGCTCAAATCCTCTCAAATGCCTTTCGAAAGGTAACTTTCTCAATTTATCAGGTCTGTCATAAACTCCCTTCTTATACAAATCATGCCAGTGCTGTCTCCTGTCCTCATTTAACTTCATATCAAATCCCAGAAGTATAATCCTCTTTGCACCGGTATGAACTGCCAGACTTATGGCAGCAGCTCCACTATTGGAATTCCAACTTACCAAATGAGGGTCATTTGAAATACCTCTTGGCTTTCTGGCATCCCTTCCTAGGCACTTCACCCAGACTTTATCACTACCTATATTAGAGGCACACGTCACCTTCAATCCAGGAAACTTCATCAAAAGCTCCCTGTAACGGAGAAAGAAGGAGTTATCCCCAAAGAACACGATATCAATCCAATTTCCAATCAGGAAAGCGGCATTAATACCAATAACATGCTTATCATGAATTGGTTTTAAATACTCAGAATAGGAGCTGGATGGAAGAGCACCCTCAATCACACCCTGTATCACATGCTTCGGAACACCAAATTCAACAGGTAAGGATGGTCCTCCACCAAGTATCCAGACATCCTCTCCTTCCCACATTCTTGGAACCTTCCATAGGCTCATTGCTCCAAATCATGTTTAAGCTGTTCCGCGACTTCCTTCCTTAATGCCCTGGCATTTATCACCTTGCCCTCGGAATTGACAACGTCAAACCACACCTTACTGTTACCACGTGGAACCACGTTGAACACAGGTTTGAGCTTCTTTAATTCCTCTTCATTCTGCGGTTTTTTCTCCTCGACACCAGGCACTTCATCCAATGGCACCAACACATCCAGAAATGCCTTTGGAATTTTCTTCGGGTCAGCCAAAAACACTTGACCGGGCTTGATTATCTTTCCATCCAGTCTCAATGAGCCTCCACCTATCTTTCTGTAACGTATTAATCCGTTATTATTTGTAGCACGTTCCATACTTACAAAATTTTAATTCAATAAAAGAAAATAGAAATACTTGATTAGTATTCACTTTAAATAATACTGATATTATGACAGATGCACAATACCAGTCTTACCATTCTGGTCGCTACGAATCTGAGGAACCTGAATGGTCATCACTTTATACTTCGTAATAAGTCCACCTTCGGTTGTCCATTCAACGTTCTGCAGGTCAAAACCTTTTACAAGGCGCACGACATCAGGTGTCATCTGAACCAGCAGAACATTGTCTTCTGCAAGGGTATCTATAACCTTGATTCCCTTGATACCGGAAATCTTCAGTATTCTCTCCTTGATTGTCGTACCTGGAGTGGTTGTGTCATAATCATCATCCAATACCGTCTCATAAACCGTTGGAATGTAAAGCATCCAAGGTCCATAATGATAGGCATTGATGGAAGCCTGCTTCATCTCCAAAACATCCTGCAGAATCATAGCACCTGTACATCCTGAAGCATCCCATGGAATACTGAGATTGACAAGGTTACGGTCAGGATGGTTGACGTAGCTATAAATGGTGTTACGACTTCTGCTATCTGTTTCACCATAACTGTAGGTTACATTGGTGAACAGCATATTTTCCAGTTTCTCCAACACCTTCCTTGCAGCACGTTCAACCGAGGTAACATCAAGCGGGTTACCTAAGGAACGGCTGGCTGCCAACACCCTTGCATTGATTTCATAATCAGCATGGATTATTGGGATGGGTAGGTAGTTGTACTGGAATTTTGGTCTATCACCAGGGGACCTTGTTACACCATCCATGGTAACCACTGCCTCCATGGCATCACTTACATCATGCCATTCAAGTATTGTGGTACCAAGTGGATTACCAAGGTTATAGACGAGACCATTGTCTATGAGGTCCTGCACACCACCAAGGCGGTAACGGCTAACCTCCAGTATAGCCTCATCTAACTGTTTCCATTCATCACGCCTCAGTGTGGCGTTGATGTTAGGTGAGGAATATGTTCTATAACTCTCAGGTTTCCTCGGGTCACCTCCGACATACACAGTGATGCAAGGTCTGCCTTTACTATCGAAGTAAGGTCTCATTGCACCGATGTCGAAACGACCATTCTGAAGAAATCTCTGAGCAACCATTCCTTCCCCACCATTGCGTCCTAAAATATCAACATAAACATCTGCCATTTCTTTTCTCCTCCATTTAATTTAGGTTAAACAAATCTTACTTTTAGGAACTGTCTGGTCGGATAGGACTCCGATTCAGAAGCTAACAGACTGGAAAGGTCCAGAGCTTCAAGTGCCTGGGCAACAATTCTCAGCGGTTTGATGGAAACCTCGGCAGCTGCCGAACCCTCGAAAGCCTCCTGAGCCACGTGTTTTCTGAAGTAACCATCACCATTACTTTCAAGAAAATCACCAATGGCTACATTCTGCTCATCTGCCAGCTGAACATAACCAATATCACCACGACCAGGAATCCACACCTGAACCTTGTCACCGGCGGAATAGGCATCAGTTAGCCCACCACCTTGAAGCTCATCCTCAAGAGCAATCATGGGAATTGCATTCCCTCCAGCTGTGGCATGTTTCCTGATAGTACTATATCCAGGGCGTAGTTCTACCAGCATACCTGGATATATTGCCTCGTATGCCTCGTACTCCACAATGACATCCGAGTACTTCGTAATTTTAACTGTGTTGTAAGCCATCTCTTCTATCCTCCTCTTTTTTATTTGTTTTCAACTCCTACAGGATACAGTGGTTCAAAATCACTGACATTTGTCTGTATTGCTCCTCCACCTAATGGTGAATAATCAACCACTTTCTCCTTAACAACCGAACCATGAAGCCTCTTCAGAAGCTCATCATTCATGGCACTCAAAATCTCATCAGGCCACTGTTCTTTTGAAGTATTAGCCTGAATTTCACGAATCATCTCATCTCTCCTGGCTTTCAGCTCCTTCTTATAATTCTCAAGAAGAGCCTTATCTTCCTCGGAGAGAACGTTGACCTCCACGACCTTCTCCTTTTCAATGACTATTGGAGTCAGCTTGTCAAGGAGCTCCTCACTCAGTCCTTCAAGGAAAGGTCTGTCACACTCTGTCCAACGTCCATTGCTG